TGCTGTAGAGAACAGCTACACACATATCGAATGTCTCATCATAGATGACTTGATTACCCTCAAGGCAATGCACAACAAGACCTTCTTAGAACCTAGAAAGATGTTACGTTAATGGCAACCAATTACGTCACTCTTGTAAATAAAGTTCTTACACGTATGAATGAGGTGTTGCTTGATACTGCAGGCGATGGCTTTGATTCCGTGCGCAACGTTCAAGCTCTAGCTAAAGATGCAGTGAATAATAGCATTCGTCTTATCCTACAGGATGGACAGGAATGGCCTTTCCTTAAGCAGACATACACGCAAACTCTTGCTGCAGGTACGAGACAGTATAGTTTCCCTGCAGACATGAGCACTGTAGACTGGGATACATTCTATCTCAAGAGACTTACCTCTCGTGATAATGAGCCTGTAGCCCTGCGTCCTATTTCGTATGAAGAGTATACCCAGCGTTTTCGTGGGCGTGATGATACGGGTGATGCATCTGGTGATGGTGCACCTCAGTATGTGTACCAGACGTATGAAGAGAAGTTTGGTGTAACGCCTGTGCCTGATGATGTGTATGAGGTAGAGTATGTCTACTGGTCTTTCCCTAATGACCTGACTCTTTTTAGTGATACCTGTACTATCCCATCTCGCTTTGATCACGTAATCATTGATGGCGCTGTAATGTTCATGATGCGTTTCCGTAGCAATGAACAGAGTGCAGCTATCCACCAGAACAACTTTGAACAAGGCATTAAGGCAATGCGTAGGCTACTGCTTGATGATGACCTTGCTATCCGCTCTACTGTTATTAACAGAGTTGCAGTAAATGGCAGATAATCTAGCCTCATTCAAAGTATTCTGTCAGGGTGGTCTAAACACTAGCCGTGATGTGCTGTCACAGGGTGAGTCTGCACCGGGTTCTGCTATTGCGCTTATTAATTATGAGCCTGCTGTTACTGGTGGCTATAGGAAAATTAGTGGCTATCTTAATGATTATGGTACTGTACCCGGCACTGGTAGTGTACTCGGTGTTTGTGTGGCCAATGGTATTAATGATGGCATTCTAGCTTGTCGTACACCCTCCTCTGGTAATAACTATCTCCACTACTGGGATAATAGTACTAGTGCATGGGTAGCAGTAACGACAGCGGGTACACCTACAATGATAGGTGTTACCAAAGTACGCTTCACTAAGTATAACTGGGGTAGCCCTAAGATACTACTTACAGATGGTGTGAACCCTGCAGCCACATATAATGGTACTACTTACACGCAGATCACAGATGCTAATGCGCCTACTGATCCAAAGTATGCTACCACATTTCAGAATCATATGTTCCTTGCTGGTGATCCTGCATCGAACACTCAGCTTTACTTTAGTGCACCTTATGATGAGACGGACTTTGCCCCTGCCAATGGTGCAGGTGTAATCAACGTAGGCTTTCCTGTTGTAGCTATCAAGCCCTTCCGTGATGCACTATACATCTTTGGTACTAATAACATTCGCAAGCTTGTAGGCAACAACATTGCTAACTTTGTACTTGAGAATGTTACAGACGACCTTGGGTGCCTAGCTACGGATAGTGTGATTGAGATTGGTGGCGATCTGCTATTTCTTTCACAAGATGGCTTGCGTCCTGTAAGTGGTACTGATAGAATTGGTGACGTTAACCTAGAGACTGTCTCTAAGGACATCCAGTCTATCTTTACTGACATTGTATTTGATGTAGACCTTGAGGGGTTGAACGCAGTAGTCATTCGCCAAAAGACTCAGTTCAGGTACTTCTTTGCTGCAGCGGATTCACAAGGTATTATTGGTGGATTCAGACTAGGGCAGAGTGGTCTAGCTTTTGAGTATGGCCAGTTGCTAGGTATTGAAGCTACATCTGCTGATAGTGGTTACATTGGGCAGAATGAATATGTGATTCATGGTGATAGTGCTGGTAAGGTACATAGGCAGGAACGTGGGACTAGCTTTAATGAACAGCCTATCTTCAGTGTTTATCAGACACCCTACCTGCACATGCAAGACCCTGAGCAGCGTAAGGTATTCTATAGTGTAAATACATACTTGCGTTCTGAAGGCGATAACACTATTGTTTTGTCCGCCGTATACGACTACGAAGATTTTAATACACTCAGCCCTACGAACTACAATATTACTACAGAAGGTGCTGCAGCTTATTATAATGAAGCACTTTATGATAGTACTGCAATCTTTGATGGTAACCCCTCACCTGTGCAAAGGGTTAACATTACAGGTTCTGCCAAGGCAGCATCGTTTAAGTATGTTACAAATGACACAGCAGCATCGCACAGTATTCAAGGTCTTGTTGTGACCTTCGGAGTTGGAGACAGAAGATAAATGTCAGGTTATAGCAGACAATCCGTAGCAGACATCATTGCTAATGCGGTCATTAAAGCTGCACCAGTTAACGCAGAATTTAATGCAATCCGTGATGCATTTGCTTTTGCTGGTGGTCACAAGCATGATGGCTCCTCTACTGAAGGTGCATACATTCCGCTTATTGCAGATGTAGATGCTAACAATAAAGTAGTCGTAGACACAGTAAACAATCGCATTAGTGTCTTCGTTGAGGTTGGTGGTGCTCCCGTAGAGCAGCTACGTATTCAGGATGGTGTCATTGTTCCTGTAACGGATGATGACATTGACTTGGGTACTAGCTCCCTTGAGTTCAAGAACCTGTACATTGATGGCATTGCCAAGATCGACACCCTGACTGTTGATGAGAATGCTACCGTTGCTGGCACTCTGGGTATTACTGGTGCCACTACTCTCAACACTATCACCTCTAATGTCACCCCGACCACAGATGACACCTACGACCTTGGTACTGTCACTAACGAGTGGCGTAACCTGTACGTAGATGGTACTGCCAATATTGACAGCCTTGCAGCGGATGCTGCTGCTGTTACTGGTAATACGACTGTTGGTGGTACACTGGGCGTTACAGGTACGACTACTGCATCTAACTTGACTGTTACCAGCAATGCTGTTGTATCTGGCACCGCAACTATTGCTACTGTAGATATCAACGCTGGTGCTATTGACGGCACGACTATTGGTGCTTCTAGCCCCGCTGCAGGTACTTTCACCAACCTTACTTCTTCTGGTACATCTACTCATGCTACGGTAGACATCAACGGTGGTGCTATTGATGGTACTGTGATTGGTGCCTCGTCTGCTGCCGCTGGTAGCTTTACTACTGTCACTACTTCTGGTCAGGCCACTCTGGCTACTGCAGACATTAACGGTGGTACGATTGATGGTGCAGTGATTGGTGGTGCATCTGCTGCTGCTATCACAGGTACAACCATCACTGCCAACACTGGCTTTGTTGGTCCTCTGACTGGTGCTGTAACTGGCAACGTCACTGGCAACCTGACAGGCAATGTTACAGGTAATGTCACTGGTAACCTGACTGGTAATGTGACTGCAGCAAGTGGCTCTTCTACATTTAACAATGTCACCATCAATGGTGGCTTGGATATGAATGCAGGTACGTCTGCTACTATCACAAACCTTACCACACCTGTCAATGCAGGTGATGCAGCCACTAAAGGCTATGTAGATACTGCAGATGCCCTGAAGTTAAACTTGTCTGGCGGCACTATGTCTGGCAATATTGCTATGGGTACCAATAAGGTTACTGGCCTTGGTACTCCTACCGACACTGCTGATGCTGCTACAAAAGGTTATGTTGATACCTCCATTGCCAATGTGATTGATGCAGCACCTGCAGCATTAAATACTCTTAATGAGCTTGCAGCCGCACTGGGTGATGATGCCAACTTCAGTACGACTATTACAAACAGCATTGCTACTAAGCTTCCTCTGGCTGGTGGTACCATGTCTGGTAACATTGCTATGGGTACTAACAGTATCACTGGCATGGCAGACCCTACTCTCGCACAGGATGCTGCAACTAAGAACTATGTAGATACTGCAGACGCCCTGAAGCTTAACCTGTCTGGTGGTACCATGAGTGGTGCCATTGCAATGGGCACGAGCAAGATCACTGGCTTGGGTGACCCTACTGCCAATCAGGATGCTGCTACTAAGGTCTATGTTGACACTCAGGATGCAACGAAACTGAGCCTGTCTGGTGGCACTATGACTGGTGCTATCGACATGGGTGCCAATAAGATTACTACTACTTATACACCCACTGACAATGCAGACTTGACAACTAAGACTTACGTTGATGGTATCCTTGGTAGTGCAACTGCTGCTGCTGCCAGTGCTGCTGCCGCTGCTACTTCTGCTTCTAATGCAGCTACCAGTGAGACTAACGCAGGTAACTCTGCAAGTGCTGCTGCAGCTTCGTATGATAGTTTTGATGACAGATACCTTGGCGCTAAGTCCTCTGGCCCTGCCACAGACAATGATGGTGATCCGCTGATCACTGGTGCATTGTACTTCGACACCTCTGCTAACCTGATGAAAGTCTACACGGGTTCTGTCTGGGCTGATGCAGGTTCTGCTGTTAATGGTACTGCTGAACGTAATGTCTATACAGCTACCTCTGGTCAGACTTCCTTCAGTGCTACCTACGATGTAGGCTTTGTGGATGTGTACCTGAATGGTGTTAAGCTTATTGCTGGCACCGACTTTACTGCTACGGATGGTGTGACTATCGTGTTGGCTTCTGGTGCAGCCACAGGTGATACCGTAGACATTGTAGCCTACGGTGCCTTCAACATTGCTAACACTTACACACAGGCACAGGCTGATGCACGTTACGTACAACAGACACACACAGGGAATGTTAGTCTTGACGGCAACATGACCTTCGGCGACAACGACAAGGCCATCTTCGGGGCTGGGTCTGACCTACAGATTTATAGTAATGCTGGTGAAAGTTATATTTTGGAAGGTGGAACTGGTAATTTAAATATTCGGGCAAACAGTCTGTATTTAGAAAACGCCGCTGGAGATAACTATCTAGCTGGCGTAAATGGTGCTGGGACTTATATTTATTACGCTGGTTCGCAAAAGTTAGTAACAACCCTCACAGGCGTAGATGTCACTGGCACGATCACCAGCGATGGGCTGACTGTGGACGGTAACGTGAGCATAAGTGCAGCCACGACTGAGACACGCTCTATTGAACTGGGTTCAGGCAGATCGGACAGCGGAGCATCTTTTATTGATCTAGTAGGGGATGCTACATATTCAGATTATGGACTGCGGGTCATTCGTAATGCTGGAGCTAATTCGGGAAGCGCCTTGCGCTCAAGGGGAACTGGAGACCTTGCAATTCAGACGCTTGATGCTGCTGCAATAACGTTTCAAACAAATAGTGCAGACCGCATGTGCATCGACAGCAGCGGGAACGTCGGGATTGGGACGAGCAGCCCAAGTGAAGCCCTCCATGTCATTGGCAATATCCTTGCATCTGGCAATATCACCGCCTTCTCTGACGAGCGCCTAAAGACAGACCTTCAGCCTATCCCTGATGCGTTGGATAAGGTCATGTCTCTTACAGGCTACACCTACACACGCACTGATAGTGGTGAGCGTCAAACAGGTGTGGTTG